GTGATTTTGTTTGAACTGTAATTGTAGAAAATCCACCGACATTATCTACCATACTAAATCCAGTTGTAGAGTTAACTGCTCCACCTGCTCCATTCGATTCTTTTCCTTTCGTTACAATATAATCTAAAGTCACGATATTATTATTAACTGGTTTAAATCCTGTCACTCCATCACCAAAATATATTTCAAAGTATTCGTTTGAATTTTGTTGTAAGTAATATGTTTTAGTTTCTTCGTTTACTGCAGAAAGACTTTCGAATTGTGTGTAAATATCGAACGCTGAACTTTCTTCGTTTTCTTGTACACGAACACGCAATGTAGAAGTATCAGAATTATCATCTGACAATTGAAACTTTTGGTTTTCTACATCGTTATCAACTCTGTATTTTATTTCTCGGAAAGTTCCTTCACATATAGTCACGTCACCGAACGTAAATTCATTACTTGAAATTGTTGCTGTATGATTATCTAAAACAACGTATTGGAACTCTTCACCTCCAATTAAAGTCTTTAATTTTGTTCCTCTTGGTAATGTAAGAGTTGTTGGAATAGTTCCACTTTCTCCAGCAACGTTTACAACTAAGTCAATAGTTGCTCTTGGAGATAAAATTGATCGGGGTACATAACCTAATAGTTTTGCTCTTGTTACGACATTACCTCTTATTTGAGCTGAATCTAAGAAAGCTTCATTTAAAGAGTAGTGAGCATTCAATGCATTATAATGAGTATTATAAGCTAATACATCTAATAATACATTAAGACCCGAACCTTCAAAGTCATAGTCATTAAATTCTGATTGTTGTTTTAAAAAGTTTTTGAGATTATTTTTTATATCTGCAAAATCTAGTTCCGTTACGTTTAAATTTGTTGCCATTTTATCTTAACCTTCTTAATACTATTTCAACTGAATCATTTTGATTGTTTTGTTTTATTGCAAAATTTACTTTTATACGATATTGATTTGTATCAAATATATCAGTAATGTCTATACTTCTTACCGTTATTCTTGGCTCATATTTTTCTAATACAAATCTTATATTATCTCTTAATTCTATATTAGTAATTACACCAACAGGTTCAAAAAGCAATCCTCTTAAATTAGCTCCTAAATCATCTTGAAATGGTCTCTCATAAAAATTACTTATAAGTAAATTTCTTACTGCATTTTTTACAGCAGCATCATCCTTCAAAGGTATTATATCCTTTCGTATTGGATGTATTTTTAAAGACAAATCTAAATCACTAAAAGGCTTCTTTTTAGAAACAACTTTGGCTTGCTCTAAATTACCCGATATTTGTTTGTCTCCTGTATATAATCCTGCCATAATACTATTTATACTCTTTATCCACCTTCTTCAACAGTTATTGCGTTAGGAAGTTGATTTTGTACAGTACTTGCTACTTCCTCTATACCTGCTGGTAATTGTATTGTTTTTGGTACTCCTATTAACTCTAAAAATTTACAAAAGTCAAATGTAAAGAATGCTATTATTTTATCTAAACCTGGAATAAGTTTTATAGCATCTGTTATTTTTGATAATACCTCTTTAAGTAAATACGCGAAATAATCTTGAGCAAAACTTAATAATTTTTTTATTAATCTATCTCTTTGAAATTCTGATATTTCTACCTTTTCTCTTATTTCACCACCTAATATTTGTTCTATTGTAAATGGTCCAACTTGTATATTTTTTAAATCTTCTATTTGTTGTTCTATATCTTTTTCAGTATCTTCTATTATACCTTGAATAGCTAATTTTACAGCTTCTCTTGGGTCAGTTGGTAAAGTAAATCCTAATCCTAAATCTTTTAATCCTTGTATAAAATTACCAGTTTGAAATTCTTTTACCTTTTCTTTAAAATAATCTTTTACTGTTTTCTTTTTAAAATCTATACTATCAAACTTATCTTTATATAATTTATATTCTGGTGGTAATAAGTCATATAAGTTATCAATATCTAAATCAATACTATCAAATATTGTATTTAAATAAGTTCTATCAGTTACGAACTTTATAACATCAACTTGTATACCAAGTATATCAACAGTTATTTCTATAGGTGTAAGGTCAGCAACTATTTTTAATAATTGAGATTGAACATATGAACTAAACTCATCAACTAAACCTTGTATACGTATTTCCCATTCTATTTCTTGTATTTCTATTTTTTTAAACTTAGGGTCAAAAGGTTCAAATATAGGTTTTAAATCTTCTAATATGTCTTTTATTTCTTCTATCTCGTACGTGTACGCGTGAGAAGCTAAACCTTTAAAATAATTTGCTAAGTTAGCTGGTGTAGGTAATAAAACAGCTGGGCACTCTAATGGTGGTATAGTTAAAGTTGGAGTTGACATTATATAATTCTTACTTTTTTAGCAGATTTAATTTCTACACGACCATCTTCTCTTAAATGTATATATGATTTAATACCATTGACTTCTTTGCCATGAGTAATTCTTATTTCTTCTGCACCATCTTTATTATCAATTTCAATTAAATGGCCGGCTTTTGATTTATAAACTTTGTTATCTACAGAAGATTCTTCAGGTATATCTTGTTTATATTTTTGTTTACCGGTAATAGTTTTACCATCTGGCGATTGAGTTGCAATTGAACCCATAACAATTGGGTCTTGAGCTGATGGTCCATCTCTAAAAAATCCTGCAACCCATGAACCGATTTCTAAATGATGATTGCCACCATTGCCTTTCATAGATGCTGACGTAACTGGCATCATTACAGTAGCCCAAGGCAAATCATCTGTTTTTATTTCTTCACTATCATGATAACCATAAGCTCTTACTTTAACTCTATTTAAATTTTTCGGGTCATCTATTTCTTCTATACTTCCTAAGAACCAAGTAAATAATCCATTTTTATATTGGTCATCTATTCTTCGCATTATCCATCTCCTATATCATCAATTGGATATGTTAATAATGAATCTTTTATAGCTTTTACTTTCATTGAATATCCAACTCTATTAAATGTATGTTCAACACTGTGTACTAAATATTTTCCGCTTGTATACTCATCCATAAAATCTTCTTCACTCTCCACTTCTTCTTGGATGTCAGCATGTTTTAAAGTTTCTAATTCAATTATATTACCAGGAGTCATTTCAAAATCTCCAGCAAGGTCCATTTCAATTCTAAATTGATGAAGTAATGCTCCAGCTGTAAAGGCTTTTAATAATCCATTACCATTTGTACTTGCATGATAATTATTTCCTTTATCAAATGCATTTTCATTTAATGATTGATAATATATATTAGTTTTATTTAAATCAAAAAGAGAAGAATCACTATCTAAAATTTTCATTTCTGGAGCTACAGCTGGAAAATCATTTAAATATTTTCTAAGTGGTTCTTCAAGCCAACTAAATGTATGTTCATCAAAACTTTTAGTTGATATATCTATTGTTTTTATTGTTGAACCAAAAACTCCAGATTCAGCTGGTGAAAGTTTTGAAAGGTCCATGTGAGAATTAAATTTTCTTACTTTAAGTTTTTCTTCTTCAAATATTTCATCTGGTTTTTTATTATCCATACTTCCAAAAAAGAATGGATTTTTATTATAAACATTAAATGGTTTATTTTTACTTTTTAATAAATGAGAATATGATGTTAGTATTAATCCATCTTTTGCTGTTTCATAAAAAAACATAGGTGAATCATCTATAACAGCATTTCTCATTAACCATTCAATTGCATCATAAGGCCTTAAATTAGGATATATTCCTTTTAATAAACCTTTACTTGAATCCTGTATATCAATTTTTGATTCTAAATTAGATTCTACAATATCTTTAATTAAATCTTTTGCTTGACCGTTAAAAGGTCTATTTAAAAGTTTTTTATTATTTAAATAACTATGTTTTGAAACACATAAAAATGTATATGCTTGACTTGATGGAGATGGTTCTGAATAGTTAGTAATATCTGCTATTTGCAAGTTAAGCGCTAAAAATTTTTCTTTATCACCAGGTTCTATTCTACTTAATACCATTCTAACATTTTCATTACCAGCTAATTTTACTTCAGCTCCTAGATTAATCGGGTCTTCAATAAATACAAGTACCATAATACTTTTCATTTCCATGCTTTCAATTATTTGTATTTGTTGTACTAAATCTTTAAACTCAAAAACATGACCGCTATTACTTGTCATTTCTGCAGTTTCTATATTAAATCCGCTAGGACTTATACTTTCTTGTTCTGAAGTTGTAAAATTACCAGGGCCCATAATGTTATCTATTAATTAAGTCTTTAAATGATTTTGTAAATTTATTAATATATGCAGGGTCAACATATCTTATTCTAGAATTAGAATCATTTTTGTCTTCTAAATAAGCACGATTACTTACAAACTCTAATTGACTATGATTAACTCCTCCAGTAATATGGTCTGCACTAGTCACAGGTTTTTTTAATGCATCACCTGCTTTATAGAAATAATAAGGAGCATCTATATATTTGTATACTCTATTTGATGATACTGAGTTTGTTGAAGTTTGACCTACTATTAATTCAGGAGCTATAAAAGTTCCAGTAGTATCTTGTACAATTAATTGACTTAAGTCAGCATTTTTTTTAGTGACTGTACCAGATGCATTTGATGTTGAACCAATTACTGTTTCGCCTAAAGTAAATCTACCAGATAAACTATTTTCGAATGCTCCATCGGGACCACTTGTCACTTTAGGACTTGTTTCTATAACAAATCCTCTATATTCTTTTGTCATATAATCTTGTAATGATTCTTGGCTCATAGGCCACGCTCTATATCCATCATGTAAATGGTCATTTACTAAAAAAAATGTCCAATAATATCTAGGTGTTCCATATAATCTACCAGATACTATATCAGGTCTTTCACCATTTTTTATATCATAAAACTTATAACCAGAATATTCATCTAAAAAAGATGGTAATGGTCTTACACTTCTATATAAGTCGACCATTTTTTGTACAACACCTGTACGATTAAAGTCATAGTCAATTTTTGGAAATTGCTTAAAAAACATTATGATATCCCCGTAGTCGGTGTAGTAGTCGTTGTAGCAGTAGTAGTATCAGCTGATTTACCACCAGTACTTGCTTCTTGATAATATCCATCAGCTTCAGTAATATCAGAATCAGTTGGATATAAGTCTTGACGTACAAGAGTTCTTTCTTCCTGGAATGTCAGAGATATATCAACTTCTGTAGGTGCACCAGTATCTTGGTGAAAAGTACTAGATGTTGAATTAAATGTAGTATCTAGTGTAGTTAAATAACATGGTTTTATTTTTGGTAAATACTCACTTTTCTTTCCTTCAACATAAAAATCTATATGGAATAATGGAGGATATACTACAGCTATAGAACCCATTCTTTTTGGATATAAAAATTTTCTAAAAGTTCTTTCAATAGCCATAATTTTGGCTGATTCTTCAGCGTTACTTGCTACCATTTTAAAAGAAAATTGATATCCTCTTACATTAGTAGTTTCAAATGCTGTTCTTGTATATGGGTTTGTTGCAACTCCAGCTTTCAAAGCAGCTGCACTTGTTATTTTTTCTACTGTAGAACCTGGCGTTACTATTTTATCTTTTGCTATAAGAGCTGTAGCAAAAAGGTCTGATTCTGATATGCCTAATCTTCCATCATCAAGCATTCCTTTTACTTTACCTATTCCGCCTCTTAAAGTACCTATATCAAATCCTGAATAGTTAACACCATCAGATACTGAAATGCCAGG